GCCTACGACCGGGCAAAGGTTGAAAAATAGGTTTTTTATGGTATTTTAATATTTACGGGGCGTAGCATTTAGACAACCCACAACTATGGCTAGTTATTGTTATGAGGCGTGGTTCGACTCCCGAGCGCGCAGGTGCAATACTAACAATTTGTCTATTTGTTACGCTCCACCATTGAAGAGGTGAGATTATGGCAAAAAAGAAGAAAACAAAAAAGAAAAATAAGACTAACAAGTTAACACCGAAGCAGTTAGCTTTTATTAGGGAGTACATAAAGGACCATAACGGTAGCGCCGCCGCGGTACGCGCAGGGTACAGCGAAAAGACCGCAAAAGAGCAGGCCAGCCAGTTATTAACAAAACTTAACATTAAGGAAGCAATCGAAAAAGCCCAGGCCGAAGCATGGGACGCGGCCATAATGGGGAGGCGGGAAGCACTTAAGGAATTATCAGAATTAGCCAGAAAAGACAAGTTCTGTTTACCTATCGAGCCAGACAGCACAAAGTCGGTAAGGATTAAAGCCATTGAAGCGCTCGGAAAAATGCGTGGTTATAACGAACCCGAGAAACACGAACATACAGTAACGCCCGAGGATGAGGCATTAGAAAAGGCCTTAGAGAAAAAACTTGATAGCATGAGCGCGGACGAACTGCTTGCCTTACTTGAAAAAATGGAGGGTGAATTATGAGTAATGATAGGTTTAAGTTCAGAATAGCCGTAAAATGCAGAAAGTGCGGAAAGATTTCTTTTAGATATGGTCAACTTCAAAGTTCTTTCAGGATTGTAGAAGAGGGGGACGAATCCTGTTTACATTGTCGCTCATATTGCATTGACATCATAAAAAAAGATAGATTTGAACAATGTACAGGACTCAAAGATAAAAATAAAAAGCTCTGCTATTCGCAAGACTTTATCAAACATCCTTTATATGGTGGAGGGGTTATTTATTGGGGGGATTGCAGCGGGGCTTGGTTTGTCGATTGGTTCGAGATAGATGGATGTGAGCGTCTATGTGAAACTATTAAAGAATCTGAAATTATAGGCAACATACATGAGGTAAGCGATGAAACCTAAACGCGTAAAATGTCCCCACTGTGGTTATGAGTTTTTAAGTGTGCATAGGCTATGCCCCGAGTGTGGCGGAGAGTTGGGGCCAAAAGATGAAATATAAATGCAAGCAATCGACAAAGTAAAAAAGGCACTAGCTAAAAAATCCATGCTGGGTTATATGAAATATACCTGGCAGAAACCCAACGCACCTTTAATAGTGGGCCAGCATACCCGCGAGATATGCGCGGAAATAGACGACTGTTTGGAAAAGTACCGCCAGGGTATAAGCACTTATAAAATATTAACTGTTTGTTTTAGGCATGGTAAAAGCCAGATAGTGAGCCGGCAGTTGCCCCCGCGTTTCCTGGGCGAGTTCCCCGACGACGAGGTTATTTTAGCGACCTACGGAGCCGACTTATCCCATAGAATGAGCAAAGACGCCAGGGCCATATTTAAAAGCCCTGCACAAAAAGCTCTTTACGGCGTGGATATCGACCCCCTGAACAGCGGCGTTACTGAATGGGGGATAGCAAACCACAAGGGGCTATTTACCCCCATAGGTATAGAGGGAGGCGCAACTGGTAAGGGTGCAAACCTTTTAATAGTTGACGACCCATTAAAGGGGCGCAAGGCTGCAGAGTCTAAATTAATCCGTAATAACGTATGGGAAGCCTTTAGAAACGACCTTTTTACACGCCTGGCACCGGTGCATATTGTTTTTATCCTGGCGACCCGGTGGCATACCGACGACCTTATAGGCCGTATCGAAAAAGAAATGGCAGACCCGGACGCCGAAGACTTCCCCCAGTTTGAAATAAAGAAGTTCCCGGCAAGGCATGAAAAATACCCTACTGGCTGGCTATTCCCTGAGCGTTTCGATAGTAAGTGGTATACTAAAATGTTTTCTATGTTAGGAAAATATAACAGTCAAGCCCTTTTGCAGTGTGACCCTGTTATAAAAGGCGGTAACTTGTTTCAGACTGATAATGTAAAAATAGTCGATAAATTCCCCCCAGGCTTAAGGTTTGTTCGTTTCTGGGACTTGGCGAGTACAGAAAAGGAACGTAAAACCGACGACCCAGATTTTACAGCAGGTGGAAAAATAGCCGTACAAGATAACGACGGGATGCACAGTATTTACATAAGCGATTGTAAGTGGTGCCAGGAAGAGGCGCCGGCCAGGAATGATTTAATAGTAAAGACGGCAAAGGCAGACGGCCCCGGCGTATGGCAGGGCGTGGAATCTGTAGCGGGCTATAAGGACACTTATACAATTTTAAAAAAGCTTTTAACCGGTATTGCAATAGTAAAAAAATGTAAGGTTTCGGGGGATAAGCTTGTTAGGGCTGCAGACGTAGAGCCAATTTTTGAAGCCGGCAACGTGTATTTATTGCGTGGCCCCTGGAATGCACAATGGATTGAACAACATAACGAATTTCCATCGGGCGACCACGACGACATAGTAGATACCACAACAGGCGGCTATAAACTGGCGTTAAAACGCCTGGGCGGTAATAAATTTGCAATGGCAGAGGCTTAAAATGCAGCACCCCAAAGGCAGCTATGAAGATTTTATAGGATTAAATAACGGAGGCAATGAAATGTCTAAACGATGGAAAAAGGACACTGTAAAATGTGAAGTTTGCAAAAAAGAAATCCCTAGAGCTAAGGCACTTTATATTAAAAAAGGGGGTCTCTTGGTTATGGCCTGCCCGCATCATATAAAATAATAAATTAAAGGTTGACAAAGCAATAAAAGCATGATACTTTTTAGAAAAATGGAGTAAAACACATGGCGACGACAAGCGAAGAAACCTTAATCTTTACACGGGAACACCCCGAATATCATAAAAATAAAAAGCTATGGGAGCGCTTAAGGCTTGCATATTCAGGGGGAAAAGAATACATAGAAGAGGCATTAATACGCCACTTGTCAGAGCTTGAACTTGAATTCGACGAGCGAAAAACAAGGGCCTATTATTTTAATTATGTGCGCCGTGTTCCTAACCGAATAACTGAGTTTATATTATCAGACCCCCCAGTCAGAAAAGACGCCACCAAAGAAATAGTTGAGGATTTCGACAGGTTCGGCAATCGCGTAGATTATGTTATGCGACAATGGGAGATTAAAACTTTGCTCTATGGGTTGTCTTGGCTCTTAGTGGATAGCCCAGCCATAGAAACCGACGAAAACGGGGTGCCACTGAAAAAAAATATTGCAGACAAGAAAAACGAAAAACTACGCCCCTACGGGCTACCACTGGAACCGCTTTGTGTTCCCGATTGGGATTTTGGCCAAGATGGCGGACTTGAGTGGGCTATAATTGAAAGTCAAAGCGTTGAATCTGCAAGCCCTTTTACGGAACCAGTACAGGTTAAGACCCGCACCCTTTGGACTCGGGAATATTGGAAGACTTACACGCAAAAAGTAGGCTCCGACGTATCGACAGCCATAGAAGTAGGCGAACAGGTCCCCCACGAACTGGGGAGAGTCCCCCTTGTTATGCGTCTTAAGGTAGACACCACAGGGATGGGAGCCACTCATTTCATGGCCGACGTTTTAAGGATTTCAGATGCTATTTTAAATAATGAGTCCGAATGTCAAATTAACATAGTAAAACAGGTTTTTGGGCTCCTGGTAGTACCAGAAAGCTTTAAAGAGCAGCAGCAGGATTTAAACAGCCAAAGCGGAACCCCGAGCGTACAAAAAGGCGAAACATGGGGGCGCGCTCTTAGTCGTTCTTTTGCTGTTTCGGAAAACGGAGAGGACGAAAAAGGCATAACGCGGTATATTTCTCCCCCGGCGAATATTGTCGAAGGCATAGAAAAGGATAGCGCAAGACTTAAAAAAGAACTTTTCGACGTTATAGGGTTAGCTATAAGAACAGAAACAGCCCAACGCGAAAGCGCCGACGCTAAAGCCTGGGACAATCAAGCAGCCAGCGCGTTTTTAAAATCTGAAGCCGACAGCATGGAAGAGGCAGAAACTAAGGCCTGGGAGCTTTTTAATCTTTGGGATAAGTCTATAGCTATACCAAAAGTAAGCTACAACCGGGATTATAATATTCAGGATTTTAAAACTAATCTAATGGCTATTACTGAAATAATGAGTTTGGAAGTAGGCGACAAATTCCAAAAGCGCATTATGAAAACAGCGTTAAATATTCTGGATAAGATAGAAAAAATTAGCTTACAGGAAAAAGAAGAGATAGTAAGCGAAATAGAAGCCCTTACGTTAGGTAGCCCCGTTACACTCGGTAGCGAGGATTAATATATATCTAAATTCGTGAACCAACACGTTAAAAAGTGTAAAAAGGTAGGTAAGAAATGAAAATTACGGACATTTTGCGGAAGATTACAAACGGTGAAACATTAACCCAGGAAGAAAGCGAGTTCGCGGCATCTTATCAAGAGCCGGCGGCCGGCGGTATTCCTAAAGACCGGCTGGACAGGGAAATACAGGCCAAAAAGGACGCGGAAGCTAGAGCCGAAGCAGCAGAAAAGCAAAGTCAAGAGATAGAACAGCGCTTAAAAACGCTTGAAGACTCAAAACTGAGCGACGCTGAAAAGGCAGAAAAAGAGCGCAAGGAACGCGACGAGGCGACCGAGCGACGTATAAAAGCTATTGAGGAAAGAGAGCAGAAGGCAGTAGCTGAGGCCGAAAAGCTACGTTTCAGAGGTAGCGTAACAGACTTAGCAAAAACGAATAAAGTCGAAGACGTCGAAACCCTTTTACTGTATGCGGAACGCGAAAAACTGAATTTCGAAGACGAAGCCCAGGTAAGCGCGTTTATTGAAACCCAGAAAACAGCCAGGCCGTTTCTATTTAATGCAGATGTAAAACCCGGTAGCGGTACGTCCCCAGGAGCCGCCGGCGGTGGTTCATTACCTATCGGAAAGCTGCCCAAGACCGTAGCGGAAAAAGCAGCCTTTGTTCGGGAACACGGCCAGGACGCGTATGTAAAACTTGCCGAGTCCGAAAGTGCAAAACAGGTTGAGGCTATAGAACAAAACAGACTAGCCCCGGCCACAACTTAAGGAATTAAAAAAATGGCTATTACACTTATAGGCGATTTTAAGATTTACCAGGAAGAGTTTAACTCAGGAATGTACGAAAAAGAGGCACAAATGATTGATTTGTTCAATACTGCCTCTTTAGGCTCTTTGCAGCTTGCAACTACCCGCAAACGTGGCGAATACGAAAAAAGCAGTTTCTTTAAGAAATTGTCTAGTACTATTACCCGCCGGGATTTGACAAGTACTGCAGCAGTTCCCGCTATCAAAATGGTTCAGGATGAAAAAGTTAACGTAAAACTTAACAAAAAATTCGGACCTGTTGACAGTACTTACGAGCCTTTCAGGATGCAGGGAAAAGAGGCAGAAAGTGAATTCTCTTTTCTTCTCGGGCAGGAGTTCGCACAGGCTAAAGTTGCAAACCAGGTCAATACTCTTATTTCCGCGCTTGTAGCTGGATTTACTAATATCGGGTTGCCCCTGGTATACGACGGCACAGCTTCAACCCCAACACATACCGGGCTTGTAGAAATTATGTCTAAAATGGGTGACCGTTCCCAGGATATAGTTGCATGGGTTATGCACTCAAAAAGTTATTTCGACCTGATGAAAAAGGCAATAACTGATAAAGTTTTTGAAGTTGCAGGCGTTATTATCAACATGGGAACAATGGCAACACTTGGAAAACCCGTTATTGTAACAGACAGCCCGGACCTCATTAACGTAACACCAGACCCAGACGAGTATTCAATTCTCGGACTTCAGGCCGGCGCTGCAATAGCCGAAGACCAAGACGATGGAAACATGGTACTTGACGTTGTTACAGGACTGGAACAGATTGTAATGCGTATGCAGGGTGAATTTAACTACAATATCGGAGTTAAAGGCCTTGCATGGGATATCGCAAACGGAGGAAGCAACCCAACAGACGCGGCAATAGCTACGGCGGGTAATTGGGACCAAGTAGTTACAAGCGTGAAAGATTGCGCTGGTGCTATGGGTAATTTCCAATAAAACAACCCTAAAATAAATATAAAAGGGTTTAAGTGGGTGGCTTAAACCCTTTATAATATTTAAAGGGCTTAACTTTAACTTAGAGGTAAAAAGTGAAAAAGAAATGTACTTTTGTTTATTGTGACAATAGCGACACAAAAACAATAAAAAAAGCAAAAGAGGACGGCCATATTATCCGCTGTTTGGGTAAGTTTGACGGTCAAATCGAACCTTTCGAAATTGGAAAAGTCATTATTTGCGGGCATGATAAAAACGGGTGTAAACAGCACTACGAAGGCCGTAAAATTAAAGTCGAAATGCTAAAGGGTTCAAAGTCTGACAAGATAGAACAGCCTAAGCCTGCCCCCGAAGCGGTAAAGTCTTCTGATACGGTTAAGGCTGACGCCCCAGAAGGTGAAAAAGCAGACCGGGCCGAACTTATCAAACAGGCCAAAGAGTTAGGGATTAAAAGCCCTCACAACACGAAAACGGAAAGTCTTATTAAAAAGATTCAGGAAGCAATCGACGCCCAGGAAGACGGCGAAGAGTAAGCAATAGTAGTCAGCTATAATTTATCTATACTGACTACATATCCTTGTTTTTTATTAACTTAAATAAAGGTTTATTATGAATATCAAGATTATAGATATTGCACCGACAAAGAAAAAAGGGAAAGTAAAAGCCACTTATAAAGTAAATGGGATGCTACGAAGTGCGATTGTGTCCGCAAAAGAGCCTAAAAAGGGCGTAATAGCGGCAGAAAGTGGCAAAAAGTAAGGACGGTTTACAATGGCTATTGACCAGGCAGGAGCCGACAACTATTTTAAAACTCAGCTTGCGAATAATCGCTGGAAGGACATAAAAAAGCAAGATAAGGCCATAGCTATGGCAATTACTGAAATAGCGACAGCCCTCGGGTTCGACGACGACGCGGATTTAGACGATACAAACGAAAATATACAATTCGCTTGTTACGAGCAGGCTTTATTTTTAGCGGAAAACCTAAGCGGCCTTAATGCCATGCAAATAGCACAGATAGGAAACTTGGACAGTCAAAGCGTAGACGGTTTAGGTGAGGAAAGATATAGAACAGGCGGCAAAGTTAAGGAATTGAACGGTATAATTTTGGCCCCCCGCGCTAATATGTTTTTACGCCGTTATCGGGGACCTTTTAGGGTTATAAGATAAAAATGTTATGGGACGCAGAGCATATTTTACAAATCAGACCGGAGCGCGCAATGCCACCGTGTCCATGTCTGCCGAATTAGATAATATTTTTAGACAATCCCGACTTCAAGTTATTCGAACCATTCAGCGCCTTGTAAATGAAAAGGGTTTTAATTTTGCAGCCAAACAAAAGCTATTTCTATTAAAAGAAGTCGATAAAGTTTTTGGAAAAATGGGCGGCAATATGGAAGAGTGGGGCGCCAGAAATATTCCCTATTCCATAAATAGCTATTTTAATATGGCTGTTAATGATTTAGGAATAGAGGCCAGCGTTTTAGGTGGTTTAAATGAACGCCGTATTGCTTTAGCTATGGGGAACTGGACCGACGAAATAGCCGCAAATACTAAATTTATGGCAACTATGGAAAAACGGCACTTGCGCCGTATTTCTGCCGATATCTTCAGGGAAGCTTCATTAACAGGCCAGACCAGGGCTGCCGTTTCTGCACAATTAGAAAGCCGGGCTTTGGAATTACCAAGTTTTAAATTTATTGATAAAGCCGGCAAGCAGTGGAATACTGAAGCCTATTTTAAAATGCTAGGCCGTACCGTTTTACATAACCAGGGGCGCGAAATGTATATAGACAGTATGCAAGCCAGGGGGAAAGACCTTGCGCGTATAACTGTTAGTGGTAATAGCTGCCCCGCCTGCAATGAATGGGAAAATCGAATAGTAAGCGTTTCAGGCACTAATCCAGATTACCCCGCTTTAGACAAAGCTGTAAGCCGGGGACTATTCCACCCTAATTGTGTACACTCTTTAGTATATTTACCCCCTGTAGTGCGAGAAAAACGCTATCTTGATGACGGCAGCGGCCGACCTAAAGACGGCTTAAACAGCTACGGAAATACAAATAACCAAAGTAAAGACAAATGGAGAGACTACCGTAAAAATCACGAAGGCGTAAAAGGTAAGTGGAAAAGAACACCACTTGAAAATAGACCTTAACAATGTAAATTAAAATAGTCCCCCATTTTTTTGGGGTACTGGTTTTACCTCCGCGCCCCTTGTTTGTCCGGCGAGGGGCGCACTTTTAAAAGGATAAAATATTATGCTTGACAGATTATTTAAAGAAACCTGCACAATAAGGCGCCCGGTAACAGTAGGGCAGAAACGCGACAAGCACGGAAAAGCACTGCTAGATAACGGGACCACTGCAAAAATAAAATCTATTCCCATTACAGAAAAGGAATACACTGTTTTTAATTTAACTATTGACGATACCGCATATTTAATAAAAGGCCTGGATACACTGCCGAAAGGGTCCGAGCTTGAATATAACGGCGAAAAATACGACATAGACAAAATAAGAACATTAAAAAATATTCACGACAAACACGAAGGCTTTAAGGTTTTTGTATAATGGCACAAGTATTAACATTAGATACAAGGCGTTTTATGGTTAATTCTAACCTACTAAAAAGCATTATAGAGCGAAAGACGGTTAAAGCCCTGGAAGATATAGGCGAGTTTGTAGCAAGTGAAGCAAAAGACCGAGCGCCTATAGACGAGGGGTTTTTAACTGAAGATATAGAAACTGAAGTCTACCCAGCCGACAGGGTGGCAGTCGTAAGAGTCCCCGTTAATGCCCCGAGTAGTGAATATGCTATAAAAATGCACGAAGACCCCTATAACTTGGGTGAAAAGTCAGCAGCAAAGGAAGCAACGTTAAACGTGAAAGTCGGGCAAAAGTATATAAGTCGGGCCATAGATGAAAACGCGTCCGAGATTAAGGATATAATTAAAAAGGATATGAGACTATGAGCGATACCGCAAAATATGAAGAGGCTTTACAAAAACTTTTTGCCGGTTGGACTTCTCGAACTGCAAACGAAAATATTTTTATAGGTGCGGTGCCTGAAGGTATGCTGGAAACAACTGCCGTAATCGTAGACGCTGAAATTACACAAGAGGACACCGACAGACTTGAAAAGTTTTACGGCCGGTATATCGGTAAAACCGAAGACCGCGACGCCGCCAGGGCTGAAATAGACCTAATTAAAAATAACCTTATAAAATACAGCGAAGAGATAACAGTAGATAGCGCTATTGTAAAACTGCACCAGATACGGCAGCGCGGAGGCGAGGCCCTTTATGAAACAAAGGACGAGGGGAAAGATGTATGGAACTTTGTACTTAATTTAATATTGGAATTCAATCCAGCTTGACAAAGCCGTTTTTTATGCTAATATTTTATCATTATGGCTATTTGCCTTATACCACCCATAGGGGAAAAAGTCTATTTATTAACCTTAATTAAGGAGCATAACTATGCCTTACTCAAAAAATAACACTGACCTTATTGAATCCGGCGCGTGCTGGTGTTTCTATAAAAATCTCGCGCTTGGGTCTACTCAGGGCGGGCCGACTGTAGGAGTTGAAAATACTACCCATGAAGTACTAATAGACCAGAATGGCCAGGAAGTTGTAGCCGAAACAGGTCTAGGCGGTAAAGCTATGGCCGAGGTCCCAATGGTTGAAACAAACCCCGGGCTTTTGGCTGCAATCGTCCCCGCTGCCGAAGCAGTAAGCGACCCGTCGGACTATCTCAGCGACCCAGGCACAAGCTACGCCGCTGGTGAGGTTACCACAGCCTTAGCAATACCAAGCACTATAAAAGTGGGCGATATTGCAGAATATGAAGCCGCAAGCGGTACAGTATTCGGAGTTGTTGCTCAGTATGATATAGCAAACAAGAAAATTAAACTTATGGACGGAAACGAGGCTCCGGTAGCTTCCCCAAGTGTGTTTAAGTTGTACGCTGTAAATGGTGTTAAATTCCATTCAAGCGCGGGCCTGAACCTTAAGGCAATCGCAGGCGAATTGATTTTCATTCCTAAAGATGAAAATGTCACGAATTACCATATCTTACCCCTGGCAGGAGTTAACTTTAACCCTGAAAGCCAATTTGACAACGAAACTGAACGTATTATGAATATTTCATTTACAGGGTACCCGGATGCTTCGAAAGAACATTCAACCCTTGCAACTGGACTTGTATACTACGTCGGGACAAAAGCGGCTTACGATACACTATAATTAGTGTAATAAGTTAAAGTAAATGGGGCTACAGTGTAGCCCCTTATAAAACTGTACAGAGGTATTTAATATGTCTTTTGATTTAGGACAGCAAGCAAGTTTTAAGCTTGAAATTAAAGGAATTGACGCCGACACAAAGCAACCTTTTTGTTTTAAGGTTGACCGCCTGGACTATCCGACGGTAATGCGAGCCTTAAAACATTGCGCTTTGTTATCTTCCCGCCTTAACCCCGAACTAATGGGCGAAATTGTAACTCAATTACCAGAGGACAGCCAAAAAACAGTAATTGAAAACATAGAAGCCTTAAAGGAAAAGGAACACGAATTCATAATATCTATTCTGGCCGATTATTTCCCAGAAGGGCATAGGCACCGCTTGCGGTATATGATTTACGAGGAATTAGTAAACCTGTTTTATTACCTGGCAACCGGTAACGAGGAAATTAAAAGCCTCTCGGAAATTATGCAGGAATTAGAGAAAGTGCAGGAAGACTATAAGCATAAAAAAGGCTTAAAAAAAAAGAAAAAAAAGAAATAGGCGGGGTTAAGTGTAATGTAGACCCCAAGTTCATGGAGGCCAAATTTTTACATTTTTACAGCGGCTACACTTGGCATGCTATGCACGAAGCCAGAAAATTACCTTTTTCTGTATTTCTAAGTCTTTATAGAATGATTGAGCCGGTAGCTGCAGATATAGCCTTAGAGACTGAAATACCAGCAATAAGCGCAGTATTAAGCGGCAAAATAGCACAATTTAAAAAGAAGACCCAAAGCGTTTACGAGATAAAGCCAGAATTTGAAACCGAAGCCGAAAAAGAGAGGGACCGCTCAAATGGCTATAGAGCCATGCACGCTATACAGCAGGAACGCCAGAAAGGCGAAATAAAACTAGAAAAAAAGATTGAATAATGGCTTATGATTTAGGTACAATAGGTTCGGCGGTTAAACTAGATAACCGGCCATTTTTAAACGGTATTAATCAAATGCAAAGCCGCACCGCTACCGTTTTAACCGGTATGCAAGGTGCTTTTTTGCGTGTGTTTGGCACACTTGGAGTCATAAAAGTATTTAAAGACGCAACCACCGCGAGTATGGACTTCGGAGAGGCCTTAAGTAATGTTGTTTCTATTGCCGACGAGCTTAATATACAGGACGTAAGAAAAGAAATTACGGGCCTTAATTCTGTATTAGGGACCAGTACCGAATTAACAGAAAGCTTTTATCGTGCTTATTCTGCCGGTGCGCGCGGGTCTGCTGCAGAATTAGCCAACTTTACAGCGGAAATTTCAAAGTTAAGCAAAGCCATAAGGGCCGACCAGGTAGCGACTATGGAAGCCGCTACAAAGTTAATGAATAGTTACGGACTGGAAGTAAAAGACGCCGGCGAGGTTTCAGATACACTATTTCAGATTGTAAAACTAGGGGCGACCACAGGGCAAGAAATTGCTGGGACAATTGGATTGGTTGCAAATACCGCGTCCGTTGCAAAAATTCCACTAAACGAGCTAGGGGCTGCCATTGCTGTATTGACACGCACAATGCCGACCAGCCGGGCTATAGTTTCACTTAACCAGGTTATTACATCATTCTTAGACCCTACAAAAGAGGCTAAAGAAGTGGCTGAAGGTCTGGGCACAGAGTTAAGCGCTACCGCTTTACAGTCTCAGGGATTTGCCAACATGATAGAGCAAATTAACGAAAAAGCAGGCGATAACGTCGAAGCTCTTAATTTAATGTTTGGTAATGTCCGAGCATTTCGCGCTATTGCTTCCCTGGCTGGTGAACAGGCGAAAACTTTTAAAGATGTTTTAGAAGAGTTCGGCGACAAGGGGGGCTCCGCTTTAAAAGCTTTTGAGGTGCAAACAGATAATACAAAAACAACCTGGACCACTTCAATGGTTGAAATGAATAAAGCCTTAATCAATTTCGGGGACGCTATAGCACCGATAGTTACAGACTTAAGTACAATTATTACCGAGGTTTCCGAAGGCGTGCAAGCTCTCGAAGGCTGGGAAGTACAATTAGGACTAGGGGCTATTGCTGCCAGTCTTATTATAGGGAAAATGCGCTCTTTTAGTATGGCTGCAGCTCAAAATGCTACAGCCACAACACAAGCAGGGGCGGCAGTAGCCCAGACGGCAGGGAAGGCGACGGCGGCAGCAGTGGCAAATGCGAATTATACAGCTTCAATTAATTTAAACACCCAGGCTCTAATTGCAAATATGAATGCGGCAGGGCAACGCTCCTTTTTAATGCAGCAAGAAATAATAAATACACAACGTCGAGCGGCCTTACGCATGACATTAGATAAGCAGATAAAGGCCGGGTTTGAGTCGAATACACGAAGCGCGGGCCGATTTGCTACAGCTATAAAAGGAATGGGTGGAACTATGGGAATATTGCAAGGCGCTATGATAGCCATACCTGTTGCAATGGCTTCATGGAAATTCGGGCGCTGGATTGCAGACGTGACAGGCTTAGACAAGGCTTTAACTGATATGTACGGGACTTTATTTACAAACCGCGATAAACTTTTAGCCGCAGGCCAAGAAAAAGAGGGGCAGGCTTTTGGGTTAAGGGTAGCAGATTTAAAACAAGATTTAATAGATTTACAGCAGCAATTTCCAAAGTCAGGCACCGCGATAGATGAATTTAGGAAAAAATTACAAAATATACAGACTGGGGATCTTAAGGGAGTCCATCAGTTAGGGCAGGAAGTTTCTAAGTTTGGCAAAACATTGGTAGAACAGGCAACTCCCCAGGAAATACCATTAACCGACCTTGTACGGTTTAAAATAAAAGACCCGGCCCTTGTTTCAGCCCTAGAGCAATTTACAGACGAGCAAGCGGATAAATTCAAGCGACACGCTGAATTTATGCTAGGAGAGGGGAACTTGGGTCAGTTAGCCGGCCGGGATAGTTTTATAAGAAAGCTTATTACCGAATTGCCAGACATAGGCGCGGTATTAGCAAGCGAAGACGCCCGCCACAATTTTAAAAAGCAGCTCGATTTAATGGAAAACGATATATTGAGTTTTCAGATAAGGCAACAGCAAATATTAGCCGGTAAGGCTACAGGCGAGCTTACAGAAGAGCAAGCCCGGGAACAGTCTATAGACGCACTGGAAGAGCGACAGGCTACCCATATTTTAAATATTAAAGCATTGCGAGAGCAACAATTCCAGATAATGAAAAACGGTACGGAAAAAGAAAAAGAAGCCGTTTTAGAAGCGCTTAAGGAAGAGTTAGAGGGGTATAAGAGTACCACAGACCAGATAAAAGGGCTGCAGGATGAAGTAGCAAAAAACAGCCCTTTAAAAAAACTGCAAGAACAGTTAAGGGCGGCCGGTGGGGTTCAAGAGCTACGCGAAAGCATATTCAAAGATGACAAAGTAACAGCAAGAGAGGGGCGGGCCTTTATGCGTACACTTACGCCAGAACAGAGAAAAAGAGGGGCCGAGCTGTTCGAGGTTGCAAAAGGGCGCGGAATGGGGCAGGCAGAAGCCAGCCGCGAGGCATTACGGGCGCTTAGTGTGGAATTAAGGGACCAGAACAAGTTAAGCAACTCAACACAAGAAAAACAGTTAGTATTATTAGAAAAAATAGGCAATAAAATTGTAAGTGGCGAAGGTGCTATACTATTAACAGATTAACGGAGTAAAAAATGGCTTATGAATATTACTTTTTAGACGAAACAAGTATAAACCCAGGGGAAAAAGGCACTGAAAAAACTAGGACGATACATTTTATAGGCAGTCAAGCAGAGGTTGAAGCATGGATGCCAATAAAATACGACCCAGCTGATTTCACATATGAAGCTGACGGAGTAAGATGGGCTGGCGCCGAGTACCATATACATTCCGTGCGTGCCGATGCCATTAATAGATTTGAGTATAAAGTTATGCTGGTTGCCCGCAACTGGAAAGATAATTCTGGAATGAATTACAATCCGCAAAACGTGGAAGATATTTTAAATAAAACGGAATCTGAAATACAGGGCGGTGAATTTACAGTTACGGCAAAAATGGCAGGCTATAAACTAGACCCTGCCACAAACGGCTATATAATAGACACCAGCTATACAGAAAACACTGACAACCCGTTTACAACGACTTTAAGCATTGCTGATATTAACGTAAATCATCCGCTTGATGTACATCGTTTTAAAAGATGGGTAAGTGGCACACCTTTAAGCAATAGTGGTCGGCGCGCTGCAACGAAAGGTCTAATAAAAATAAAAAATCTTAAGGGGCGCGTTGCAAGACAAACAATGGTTGAAATTGAAGGAGAGGAAGGCGAAAAATATACAGAATGGGAAATTTTTGTGGAAGTTGCGCCTGATGGTTTTACATGGAATCCAAACTGGAAAGGTATTAAATAATGCCCCGTAATCTGACATTAAAAGACATTTCTAAGTACACTCAATGGGTTTATAATAAATTTATAGGGCTGACGCCGTTGCAGGGTGCTGGCATGCTTATAACAAAAAAAACAAACGGTTATTTGTTTGAAGTTGATAGAAGCAATGCTGGGGGAGGCGCTGGGGGAACAGGTTCTTATCCCTGCATAACTACAGGTGCGTATTCGGGTGGTAAAGTGCCGGTTGACGTATATAAAAATGGACTTGATCAGCCAAAAACAGGGACAGGAGATTTATATGTCATGCAATTACATATATCAAGCGACATACCTATTGGAACAAAGATGATGGGATTTGATACAAGTTTAGTAAATTATAATGACGAGGAATAAAAATGTGGAAAAGAACATTTTTAGAATTAAAATTAACCAAAGTAAGCGGAACTGTTTATAATAACATTTATCGCAATGACGAGCAAAATCTATGGTTGTTTAAACCAGTAGGCGGAAGTAAATGGTTTATGGCACCAACTCTAGGAACAGACATACTTGTGGATGGGGTTTTATTTACGAGAAATCATCAGACAATAAATAACACAAACTTTTTTGTAAATACAGCACAAACTCAGTTTTTGTGGAAAGGCGATTTAGGTTGGACGCTTACACAATTTCCAGGGTCTGGATGGATGGAATGGTGGGCAACGCAAATGAACCCACCAAGATATCAAGGGAATTATTTTTGGGTAAAAGAAGGCGGGATTGATGGAACATATCAAGCAAGGGGTTCGATTAGAGGTGAAACTTTTGGAGGTTTTGAAGGAACACCAAAAACAGTAACTACAAAAACCCTTGAAGGATGGGAGTCTTCTACTTTTTTCGGCGAATATTCGCCAATAGCAGGCGGCGGACAATCAGGGACAAAATATGTGGGCTGGAAAAAAGTAACAGGCAATAATGGACTTGGAGATTTAATTGCAACAATAAAAGAATTAAATGGAGAAAAAGTTTATGATGGTGACAAAAAATTATGGTATGATGGTGCAAACTGGATTATCAGCAATATAGCAGGAACGAAAGATTCGGCGGCAGGATATTGGCAGGGTGGTGCACCACCGACACCAAGCGCAACCACAACAGTTTATACTTTGGTTTACACAGGTGACCCTCCGAACCCAACCCCTGCAAGCTACACATTGACATGGGAGGATTATGTCGAAAATAATCAAAGATCCGAAGAATATATAGGACAAGTAGCAGTATGGCTTTAGATTTACAATTAAAATCATGGGAAGGCCAAGGGATGGATTGGGATAATCCAAATCCATTAGAAGCAAAATATTGGGAAGCCATAAGGACAGCTATCATTGAGCGATTACATGGTCCATATTTTTATGGACCTCATTGCTCAATAGGTGGAGTACATCCCGATTTGGCAAAGCCTTTTTGGGATATAGATTTTGCTAATATTGGAGCAAGAGAACACGTGGAAGAATTAATTGAAAATGTTTTTAAAAATAAGCTTTTAAAAGATTATAAATATACAAACGTGGAGAATCCTATGATAGGCGGGGTTTTTGTTGATAAGACAAAAGATTTGTCTGTTTTCAATAAGGCCGATAAAAATAATTTTATAGTTATAAGTAACCTATCCGAGAAACTAGGGGATGAAAACGTGATAGAGATAAATCAAGGTAGGTTGCTTGAACATTGTGCGGATTATTTAAAGCAGAAAAGAGATATTTTAAATATTTTACTATGGTATTACACACACGCTATAGATTCTCACGGCATTGTAAATGTCGACTCCCCGTTTGAGGATGAAGAGGGAGAACGTTACTCAAAGGACTGGAGGGCGTGGGGAAAAATAGGTGATGAAGAAGAGAGTGGATGGAGCGATTGGTCTTGGTCAGGTGTAATTTCATATCTTAACAGTATAAAAACGTCTTATCCTGCATGGCATAACACCCCCTTTGAAGACCATGATGTTGCGGGATATTTTGAAGGAGGCGACGAATCAAGAGTTTTTGAAGGTCAGACAGGAGAAGGGTGGTTACAAAATGACCCTTATGCTATAGTCCAGTACAGGAAATATTATCAATACCAAAACCCGTGGATTTTTGATTATGGTATGGATATTTATGACAGGTGCGAAGAAGGCGCTAGTGGTTATGCTGGGGAAGCAAGAGCTGTTCACGGCGATTATGACCAAGTAATCAGAAGACAGGTGCAATATTCGAGTGTTCCTGCAACATTTAGTTACATATATCCAAGCGCAGACGCGTTGACAAGAGCTTCAGGCTTAATTGAGCCTGAAGATACAGCAAATAAAGCCTATGCTTGTTGGTTTAATATTTCAGTGATTAAAAAATTTGACAAAACTGGTGGATTCAAATTTGTGGCATGATAAAACTTGACAAATTTTAAAATAATGGTAATATAATAAAAAAGGGTTAATAAAATGGCAATACCAGCAATACCAGTAAAAATTGACATTGCAACCAAAGCAATTATAACCGAAGAGGGTTTCCCCGTTGAAATAAGCGACTTGCCCCCCATTGAATACGGCATTGAAGTGCTTATTAACGCAACTTATAACGATGTTGATATAAATTCTGCAACCCCACTAACCCCGCACGCTTTTTCAGCAAGTGATTTATTTGCCGTAAAAGGCGACCACGATTTTAACGTTGACAATGAGCTTATGTTTTTGGCTCAAGAAATTATAGGTAATCCACCCGCATGGGCTGGATTAACAGTTACAAAGGTGGGCGATAGGGTATTAAGCACGGGCGGAAATTGGTTTTTATGCCAGGTTGCAGGCACGACAGGGGCTTCAGAACCAACATGGGATAATGATTTAGGGGATACCACTACAGACGGGACAGTTACATGGATAAGGGTTTATAATAATGATGGAATAAACCAGCCAGGGGATTGGGGAGTAGGAGGAACAGCTGATAAAGCCTTGGGACAAGTATCTTACAGGTTTAACACCCGTACAACTAAATTTAAAACATTTATGAACCTGTTAAGTATTCGCAAGCCACAAGTAAAAAATGCAGTAATCCAGTTTTTTGTCCTTGAAGCAGGTAGTGCAGAATATTCAATGATAGGGAATAGCCGTTTCCTGGCAGGCGGGACAGTTGAAAGCCTTAGCGCAATGCCTTCGCCTGGCGACCCAATTTACTTAAATGAAACGCAAAGTTATGCAAAATTCATAAGCAGGGATGAATTTAACCTTAAAAATGCAATTGATATAACTATTTCTGGCGGGGCTATTACCCGAAATAATTCAGTCCATAATATTATACCTGAATCGGGTACAACTGATGACTTAGATGCAATAAGCGGGCTTTTGGATGGTGAATGCTGTATAATAAAACTTAAAAACCCCGTAACGGATACAATAACAATAAAACATGGCACATCGGCAGGAGATGTAGCGACACCCGATGGAAATGATGTTACCCTTACAGGTTACGAAACATTGCTAATAATTGGCGGACCAACCTATGCGACATTAATGTTGCCTTTTAACCCTGATGCCTATTTACAAAGACAAGTACAGGATGCAGGCAGCGGAGCAACGGTTTTAACTGCATTTAACGGGTTAAAATTATTGCGAGTTGATACTTCGGGAGGAAGTGCGACAATAACACTTCACAGCGTTACAGGCTGGACAGGAGAGTTGGAAATATTAAAAAACAATGCGAGCAATACGGTAAATATTACGGGCACGGTTAACGGGGTTGCAAACCCTTCCTTTAACAGTGTCGGCTCAATGCGTATAATAAATGACGGAAATGATAATTTTATAACACCCGAACAAATAACCCCATAGGAGTAAAATGAAAAAAATATTAATTTTTATTTATTTACTGGCTTTTTCATTAAACACATTTGCAGGCGCAAAAAAGGATTTAAAATACGATGAAACAACGGGAGAAGTTGTTCCAAGCACTGCAAATTTAGATTTAAACCCATCTGGCGAAGTAAGGGTAAAAGGAACAAAATCAAACGCTTTTACCGACACAAACCAGACTGATATAGGATTGAATAATACTCACAGAGGAGATATTACAGGTAACCCTCATGCTGTCACCAAAACTCAAGTGGGGCTCGGCAATGTGACTGATGATGAACAAGTTAAAAAGACTGATGGCATTACAGTAGATTTGAATAAATTAAATCTTAAGGATGCTTCAGAATTAACAATTTCAACTGGCGCCGTTACAGTTACTCAGGTAATACATACGGTTGACGGCGAAGGTGATTTAGATGATGATTTGGTGACAATAAGCGGGGGCACCGCTGAAGATGTGCTATATTTACGCCCTGCTGACCCTGCCAGGAATATAACCCTGGTTAATAGTACAGGGAATATTATAACCCCAAACGGGGCAAATTATTTAATCCCTGACAATGCCATTATACAACTTGTTTATGATGGTAGTAACTGGAGAGTTATCGGATATGTTTTAACTGGAGCAGGAACAGGCGACGTTATAGGGCCAGCCAGCTCAACGGCAAACGCAATAGTCCGCTTTGATGGCACTACAGGCAAGGCAGTTAAAAACTCAAATGTTACAATTGATGATAATGGCAGTGTAAACATACCCAGCGGGGAAAAATATAAAATAAACGGGGTTGACCTTGCGGCAACTGATGTCGGGGCTGAACCCACAATTACCACATTAAGCCACGAAAAAGGCGGTTTAGAGGCTGACGTAAGTGCTTATGCAGGATTAGTAAAAATAACAGGGGGGGCAACGTCCCAGCAAGATATAGGTGATGATAGCGGGGATGTACCAACCAGACCTGCAAATAACGCATTAAGTGCCGATTCCATAAGCGAGATAACAGGAAACAACGGGGTTGATGTTGATACTCTTAAATTAAAAGATGGCTCGGTTGTAGATTTAAAAAGCATGCAATTAAATGCGTCTTCGGAATTAACCATCTCCAGTGGGGCAATAACAGCCGTACAAAGCTATCACAGTGTAGACGGGGAAGGCGATTTGGATGACGACCTTGCCACAATTAACGGGACGGCTAATGTTAATTTCCTGGTTTTATATCCAGAAAACGCAGGGCGTAATATTACCCTGGTACATGGAACCGGTAATATAGTTACAGCAGACGGTCAGGACTTTTTAATAAAGGATGATGGATTAGTTATCCTTGCTTATGATGGTTCAAGCTGGAGACTTGTAGGAGGGGCAGGAGGTTCAGCCGCATCTGATACAACGTGGACCGGGGCAAACTGGACTAGCACAGAACAGGCACCGACACAAAGGGCAGCTGAAGAAGCCCTTAAAGAAGTTGGTGTTAGATTTACAGACAAGACAAGCGGATTAGGGGAAACTGATAACGGAAAGCTTGTCCAAGCTTATTATCACTCAACTGGTTCAATTGACGCCAATACTCTTATATTGGTTCATGCGGATTCAGATTATTCAGATTCGACAACTTACAACAGAACTCCTACAAACACGGGTGCAAGCATAAACACAACCACGAAAAAATTCGGTGCTGGTTCGGTTTATATTGATGGGTTATCAACTTCAGATAGAGTCACATATCCAAACTCAAGTGATTGGGATGACCTGGACGACACATACACGCTGGAATGTTGGATTTATCTGCCAACTGTAGCACCTTTTAATATTATGGGACGGAGCGAAACGAGTTCTCCTTATGCTGGATGGTATATTGCCGTTACGGGAACCGGTGCCGTTGATATTGTATATGGGAACAATAATTCTATGTTGACTTCCCCCGCATCGGTAATCACAGCATCAACGTGGCACCATGTCGCAATTAGTTCAAATGGGACAACCGCAAAAATGTTTATCGACGGCGTGGAAAAGGATTCAACTACTGCAAACATAACGTTGCAGGATTATTCCACTACTTTTTGTGTTGGTAATAGGTCTGACGGTGCGGGTGGGGCAAATGATGCCGGATATATAGATGAAGTCCGAATCTCCAACACCGCACGCTATACGACTGGTTTTACACCAGAGGGACCATTTCCGATAGGCGTTGTAACGCAAGATTATAGGAAAAGCGAAAATGCTCGTTTACTTTCGGGGATATCCACAGATGGTGCAACATTAACAGAGATAGCAAATGTTGCGGTTCCCGAGGGGCGGGTTGTTTATGTTGAGGCTCAAATTACAGGACGTAAAACAGACGGAACCGATAGGGCCGTTTATAAGATAGCCGGGTGTTTTTACAGAAATACGGCCGGGAATGTTACACAGCAGGGAGCAACGCAGGATATTATCACTCCAATAGAATCAAATGCATCATGGGCAACAACTCTTTCAGCCGACACTGGCAATCAAACAATTGATATAAACGTTCAGGGAGTTGCTGCAACTGATATTGACTGGAAAACAGAATATAAATGGCAGTATGTGGAGTAAATTATGAAAAGACTTGATGACAGAGAAAGAGATGTTATACTAAGACATCTTGAAGATAATAAATTTCAATTTGCTATTCCGATTGCACCTGTTAATTTTTTCTGGGCTAAATTAAAGATGGGCTGTCTTGGCTCTTTTTATAGGCCTGATATAATTAAATTACCTTTGTGGTATTATAAAACATCAATGAGTCTCAGAGGTGTGAAATTTGTAAGTGATATGATTGATTTATTGCCGACTATCGGCCATGAACTTATCCACATGAAACAATTTATTGATAATCCCATTGGATACATGTTTAAAAAGAATAGACTGATTGCAAGGTGGACAATAGAGCCTGAAGCAAAAGCAGAAGAAGAAAGGATTCGCGCAATACTCGGAAATGAAGAACACAATCAGGAAAATTACGGATAATGAAATTGCTAGAGCATAATGAGCCTTTAGGCTTGTCATCGGGCTCCGTGCGGGCAAGTTTGACGGTTATGGTATTATTTACAATAATAGGCTTTTATTTTGGGAGCCGGAAGGGATAAAATGGCATTTACACAAAAAGAAATTGACGCGAAAAAAATAGCAGTTGAACTTTTTGAATTACAACAAGAAGAAGAAAAAAGAAAAATTGATGAAACACAAAATTTTGAATGTCCGCTTGGGCTTGAAAAAGAAGCGATACTTTCAAAAGAAGATTCACAAACGTTGAAAGATTTTTGTTCAGATTTGCGCGAATATAAAAAAATCAAGCGAAATCTAATTATAAAAATTATCGTATATGGAACAATTGGAGCTTTTTTATTTATGCTTGGGGATAAAGGGGCTGCCATTTTAAGATTATTAG